ATTATAATCAGTGGAAACGTTCGACGGCATTGGCAGACGGATTGTTGCACCAATCACTTCTGAACCAATCATACCAGCGAACATTCGAATTCCCTTGGTTATTGCTTCATTGCCTTTTGTTTCCTTAGCAGTAAATTCGACCCAATGATCAATTGTTTTAAGATCATCAGGGAAATAATAATTACCATCTTGGAATGGGTCTGGTCTGCTAATCTGACCAACGAGTGATACTCGCGGGACTGCAGTTGTTTGTGTCAATGCTCTGATTGCAGAAGCAACTCCGGCTACGCCAGTTGCGAGTCTTTCCGATCTTAGTTGTCTAGCAGAAGGCATTGTAACTCCTTTTCGATATCATATTTATACTGAATAAGTAGGCACATGGCTACTTACAAAGGGCGCTTCCAGCCCAAAAACCCAAACAAATATAAAGGCGACCCAACCAAGATAGTTTACCGATCTTCTTGGGAGCTTAGATTTATGAAGTATCTGGACGAAAACGTAAACATAATTCAGTGGGCGTCCGAAGAGATCATCGTTCCGTATAAGTCACCGCTCGATGGTAAATGGCATAGATATTTCCCTGACTTCGTTATTCGTATGCGTGATAAGGACGGGAGAGTGTCTACCAAGATGATTGAGATTAAACCTAGATCACAGTCTGTTCCACCGACTATTAAAACAAATGGTTCAAAACCCACCAAGAAATATCTGCGTGAGGTTGCAACATATGGAACCAACATGGCTAAATGGGAAGCGGCAAAAGAATATTGCGAAGACCGACAATGGCAATTCGTAGTATTGACTGAGCGCGAATTGGGCATATAAATAGGATTATGGTAGCTTACATATTCGATTCACTATTAAAGCGTGGTTCCGCTGCGGGCATTGCTCCGACGATGAAGCGCGATTCCCGTGCGTGGTTTCGTAAGCAAGCACAAGCTACGTCTGCATCACCGTCTCGTATGCTCGGTAGTGACCGCAGCAGACTTACGACTAAACCATTGATCGGAAGGATGTATCTATTTAATTATGATCCAAAAGGCAAAAAGAGCTTACCATATTACGATAGATATCCGCTGGTTATTCCTATTGGTTCTAGCAGAACCACAGGATTTGCTGCAAACGGAGGTTCTTTCTTAGGTCTTAATCTTCATTATCTACCGCTCCCTCTTAGAGCAAGACTAATGGATGCGCTGTATGCAACAGCGAATAATCAAACGCTCGACGAGAATACTCGACTGAAGGTGTCGTATAATATCCTCGTTCAAGCTAGTAAATATCGTTTCTTTCAACCGTGCATCAAGCGATATCTCATCTCGCATGTGCGCGGCAAGTTCTTTTATATCGAGCCCACTGAATGGGATATGGCATTATTTCTTCCGTTTGATAGATTTGTCGGCTCAAACAAGACTCGTATCTACCGCGATAGTCGCAATAGGATCTAATAATGCCATTTAATATCGAAGAATTCAATGCTAATATCTCGCAGAGTGGTATCGCACAGACCTCACACTTTGAAGCATGGATCATTGGCGGTCCAGGCATTTCACCGAGCATTCTAAACAAATATGGTCTAGATGGTGGTATGCGCTTTCGAATTGAATCAATTAACTTGCCTGGACGTAATCTACAGACATTAGATCAGAACTTCCATGGTCCAGTCCGTCGTATTCCTTATCGCTTTACACAGCAACCTGTGACGATGAACGTTATTCTATCAAAGGACATGCGTGAGCGTGAGGTATTCATGCGCTGGCAGGATTTCTTTACGGGTCATTATCGCGACAATCCTAATCGCAGCGTTATGCCAGGAATGTTCGATACCAAGTATTATAAAGACGGCATTGGGACTATTGCTATTCTGCAGTTCTCACAACCAATCGGAACCGATATGACTACGCTCGCTCGTATCGGGTCGCAGGTTGTAACTAAGTTCGTTAACCCAAACAGCACAGCAGGTCGTAACGTATCAGCTGGCGCTCAAATTGCTGCAAGTATTCTCAGAGCATTTGATGAACCCACATTCGAGATTCAGAATACTATCACGCTCGAAGAAGCATATCCAGTATCAGTTAATGATATACAAATGTCATGGGGTGATGAGGGATATGGTAAGATGCAAATCGAAATGAATTATCGCTACTCTATCGAACATAATAGAAACTTCGGTAGCAGCGATCTATTCACGATGGAAAAAAATAATCGCATGAAGAAGTAATTGGAGTGAATTATTATGGCATTACCTAAGTTATCTGCGCCGCGCTTTTCGGTTGAGTTACCATCAACGGGTCAGCGCATTTCGTTTAGACCATTCCTAGTCAAGGAAGAAAAGGCGCTGCTGATGGCGGCTACTTCCGATGACCAGAACTCGATGATCGATGCAGTTAAAGATGTATTAGCTGCGTGTGTCGTCGACAATGATGTTGATGTAGCCAAACTACCATTCTTTGATCTGGAATATCTGTTCCTGAATCTACGAGCTAAGTCGGTTGGTGAAGTTGTTAAGCTTGAATACCGCCACACAGGTGGCAAGAATTATTCTGGTATCGAGTGCGAAGCTGTTACACCAGTCGAGATTAATCTAGAGCGTGTAAAGGTTGTTAAGGACGAAAATCATACCAATAAGATTCAAATCACGGATCAGCTCGGTGTGGTTATGCGCTATCCAACGATCAGTGATATAAAATTAGTCAATGCGGGTTCTGACGAACTTAAGATGATCGCTAAGTGCATTGTGTCGGTTTATGACGAGGAAAACGTATACGAACCCGATAATCTACAGGACGCAGTAGACTTTATTGATTCACTGAATACGCAGCAGTTCGCTAAGATCATGGAATTCGTTGCGACTATGCCAAAGCTGAGACATACATTCAGCTATAAGTGCAAGGGTTGTGGGCAAGAAGATACGGTCACGCTGGAGGGACTGTCTGATTTTTTTTAATGATCCTCTCTCATAATACTCTGGCGAATTATTACCAGACCAACTTTTCGTTAATGCAGCACCACAAATACTCGCTGAGTGACATAGATGGTATGATTCCTTGGGAGAGGGATATCTACGTTAAAATGCTTATCGAGCATCTTGAGAAACTGAAAGAAGAACACGAAAAAGCATCAGCAAGGCGGTAAATGTCAAAGGAAGATGAAGAGATTCTTAGAGCCATCCTTGAAAAGGGTGGTGATAAAGCTAAGAAAGCTGCTGCAGAAGCGCTCGCTGCTCAGCCGCATACTCCTGACACGCCCGTAGAAGTTAAGCAAGCAAAAGCAAAACGACCACGCAAAGGACTTGGAGCAATTATCGGCAAGATCGGTAACTCCAAGTTCTATAAGAATAAAGATGGAAAGGTCGTCGATCAGGACGGCAATATCCTTGAGGGTAGATTAGCTAAGGAATTAGCTAAAACCACTGGCGAGGAAAAGAAAGCTGCGGTTCAGCAAGCATTAGCACCATCACCATCAACTCAGAATAAAGATGCTGAACGAAAAATTGGTGGTGAATTAAATCGCGTTGTTAAAGCAACTTCTAATTTATCCAAGACACAGGGTAAAGTCCTCACAACTATGCCAAATGCGTTTGGTGAGGTTGAGAAGGTTATCACTAATCTAACGCAGCAGCACGAAAAGATTGTATCCGAGCTAATAAGGCAGAACGATGATCTGCGTGATAAAGTCATCGAAGCATTGACTGGTGTAAAGACTGCAACTAAAGCTGGCGGCGCTAAAACTAAACCATCTAAGGGCGTTAGTGGTTCTAAAGCCGCTAAGATGGGCGCAATAAAAAATGCAGCTGCGAAGAAAACCGCTCGTGAAGAAAAACAATCTAAACAGAAAAAAGAAGTAGCAGAGAAACCAACATTTGCTGGTCAGATGAAACAAACAGCAAAAGGTATGGGATATGCTGCTCTTGCTGGTGCAGCTGCTGGTCTGCTTGCAAACGCATCTGGAGTTGGTCAAGGACCACCTCCTGCTGGCGGTCCAGGCGGTGCACCAGCTGGTGCTGGTGCATATAACGGTCCAGGCGTAGCAGCTACAGGCAGTGCAAGAGAAGCGATCGATTTCTTTGTGAGTAAAGGATGGACCAAAGACCAAGCTATTGGTCTTGCTGCTAACATCGAAGCAGAATCTAACTTCAAGACCGATGCGGTTGGTGATAGTGGCAAAGCATATGGTCTAGCACAGTGGCATCCAGATCGCCAAGCTATCTTTCAGCGCACATACGGCAAACCTATTCGTGAAGCAAACTTCAAGGAACAGCTTGAGTTTATCAACTGGGAACTAAACAATAACGAAAAGAGAGCTGGCGGTATGATTCGTCAGGCACAAGATGCTGGTCAAGCTGCTTCTGCCGTAGATCAATACTATGAGCGTTCTTCTGGTGCACATAGACAGAAACGTATCGAGACTGCGCAAAGATACGCAAAAGGTGAGGGATTATCAACTCCAGCAGTCGCAGGAGGCGCAGGAGCTAATGCTAACGCTGCTGTTCCTGGAGGCGGACCTCCAGGCGCACCAACAGCAGCTGGTGGTAACAATACTGGAATGGCGCAAGATTTTGGTGCTCCGTCTAAGATCGGTGAGAACGGTAATCTACCAGATTCTCAACTCGTTACTGTTGGTCAGGGTAATCATAAACTACAACCAAACGCAGCCGCAGCATACGAAGCGATGGTTCAAGCAGCAAAGCAAGAAGGCGTTTCTTGGTCTATCTCAGATTCGTATCGTCCATATGCAGCTCAGGTTAAAGTTGCGCAGGAAAAGGGATTGTATTCTCAGGGTGGATTAGCTGCACGTCCAGGCACATCTAATCACGGTTGGGGAACAGCGCTTGATCTTGGTGGCGGAGCTAATTCTCGAGGAACAAAACAGAACGATTGGCTTGTAGCTAATGCTGGTCGCTTTGGGTTTAGCACGATCCCTAGAGAACCATGGCATTGGGAATACAAAGGAGCAGGAGCAGCAGTCGCTTCTAATGGTAAGGGAGAAATGACTGGCGAGCGTGGTCCAAGTAATGCGCTTGCTGCAGCTTCACGACAGAATCAAGTAGACACAATGATCGCAGAAAACCAAGCTCGTGGTGGGACGGTCATAATGCAAAATGACAGAATCTTTAACAACACAAGAACTGTATATCCAACAGCATCCGTTTCGCAACGAAAGATGGAACAATCATTTAATCCATACAATATGCTCGCTAGTGCTGCTACAGGAAGAGGTCTATTCTAATGGCTATTTCTAATCTGCTTCCTGCGCGCGGCGCGAACGATAACCGACCAAGCATCAAGCAATTCTTTGGTAATAATCCTGCTGTGGCTAATGACAACGTAGAACGTGTGTCGAGCGGTATGTTCACCGATACCTTTGTCGATTCTGTTGTTACCACACTACACAGTCTGATTGAAGAGATCGCAAAGATCACAGATATTGCCAAGAGCGTTGTCGCATCGTTTGGCGCTATTGTGAAGACAATCAAGGCGCTCAATAAAGATGTAACCAATCGTTTCCGTGTTCTCAATAACGAACTAAACGCAAGCAAGATTGACTTTATCAGAACAGTTCTAGCTATCCCTAAAGCTGAAGGGATGCCTAAGATTGAAGGCGCGCCCGTTAATATCAATGCACCAGCAGCGCCAGCAGCTAAGGAAGATGGTGGATTTGACTTAGGTGATCTATTATCTAAATTCCTTGATATAAAAATGGCTGGATCTTTAATTAGATCAACGCTCGGTGGATTGTTATCATTCTTTATATCACCACCTGGACTTGCTCTATTGGCATTTGGTGGAGCATTCTTTATGCTCTATAAAGGTCTAGACGACCTCACAAAAGCAATTATGAATGATCCTATGTTTGCTGCGTTGAAAAGGCGTAGTGAAGGTAAAACCGATTTACAAGAAGTTAGTGACGCCGGAAAAGAAGTTGGTCAAAAGCTAAAAGGTCGTCCAGAACTTCAAAAAGGATTTAAGAGTAGAGAAGAAGCATTCTATAAAGAGCCAGGAAACAGCTGGGGTGACGGTGGTGCTAAACTTAAAGTTAGTGATTTCAAAAGGTTTCCAAAAAATGTAAACGGTGAAGAAGTTGGTATTCTAAACAATAAACTGAAAGATGGAACAGTTGCAATCAATATCCAGACAGGTCAAAAGTATGGTGAGATTGATGAAGTCAATAGCGTTCAAGGAGATGTACGAGTCGGTAATCCAATTGGTGCTCCAACTGCACCAGCATCACCGCCTCCTGCTGCAGCTCCAGCTGGCGCACCCGTTCAAGCCGCTGGACCACAAGCAGCAGCTCCAGCCGCATTGGGTCAAACTGGTTCAGGATCGTTTGGAGTTAGTGGTGTAACTGGTTCTAATTCTGGCGCACCAGCTGCTCCCGCAGGCGCTCCTGCTGGTGAAGTAAAAACAGAATCTAATATGCAAGCAGCACCTCCTTCTGGTCGTCCATCACTTAAAGGCGCAGTGGCTTCTGCTATTCCTGTTCCGCCAGCTGGTCCTTCTGGTGGAGCTGCTGCAGCTGGTGGTGGAGTTGCTGTTGTTAAGAATAGTAGTGTTCAGGGATCATCGACAACTGCTGGCGCGGAAACTACTGGTATGACTGGACAGAACCTTCCTATGTTTACACGCAACGATAAGCTACAGGGTATCTTTGGAATGCAGACACTAAAGGCACACCAATAAAAAAAGGGGAGCCGAAGCTCCCCTAAGTTAAATCATAGGTGAAAGGAATAAGCCCTATGATTATTCGTCGTCCTCAGCAAGCTTGTTGAAGAACTCGAGATCGTCGTCTTCAGCGATAGCAGCTTTCTTTGGAGCTGCTACAGTCTTACCAACTGCAGGAGCAGCTGATGCGCGTGCAGCAGGACGCTCAAAAGGGATATCGTCTTCCTCAGACTTACGACTATAACCTACTTGCTCAGAAAGAACCTTGTCGAGACGCTTCTTCAGTTCATCGTAGCTCTTGAACTTATCTGGAGCAACGAGTTCAGCAAGTGAATACTCGGTCTTCCAGATTGCTTCCATGTTGTCATCGTCATCCGACA